ATATACGACGATACCCCTACGTCGCCGGCGGACCCTTTGGTCATGTGGTACGACTACGGCAGTGAAATCACCCTGGCTCTTAATGAAACGTTCCTGCTTGACTTCACTACCAGCACATTTACGGCAACCTGATTATTGGCGATCAGGCCCGCAAGGGAAATCGCGATGAATTCTGAAGTAGAGCAACCTAGAAAACGGGGGAAGCCTAAAGGCTCACCCAAGACTGGCGGCAGGAAGGCCGGTACGCCAAACAAGCTAACAACGGACATGAAGGCCGCCATTCACGAAGCATTCGAGCAGTTGGGCGGTATTACTTGGCTGGTAAAGGTAGGAAAGGAACAGCCGCAGTTGTTCACCCCGCTTCTGGGTAAGGTCATACCCACAGGTGTGCAGGTCTCTGGAGACCCTGAGAACCCCGTAGTCACTCGCACTGAGGTTGTGCTTGTCCGTCCGTCGCATCCAGACGCCTGAAGCGTTCGCTGAGCTATACCAGCCCGCAAGGTATAAGGTTTTCTGGGGGGGTAGGGGCGGGGCTAAGTCCACGGCGTTTGCGGACGCCCTACTGGCCCAGGCTGACGAGCAGCCGTTACGGATTCTGTGCGCAAGGGAGATACAGGACTCCATCCGCGAGTCTGTTCACCAGTTGATCGCGGATAGGGCCAAGGCAGGCCGATACCCGTTCGAGGTGAAGAACAGCGAGATTGTTCACCCGAATGGTTCGCGGTTCTTCTTTGCTGGCCTGTGGCGCAACATTGACTCGATAAAGTCGATTGAAGGGGTGGATATTGTCTGGGTTGAAGAGGCTAGCCGGGTCTCGGAAGAGTCGTGGCGCAAGCTGATACCGACCATCCGTAAGAGCGGGTCGGAGATATGGGCCAGCTTCAATCCGGAGCTTAAGAGCGATCCGGCTTATCAACGATTTGTGATAACGCCGCCACCTAATGCGATTGTCCGCAAGGTCTCATGGCGGGATAACCCGTGGTTTACGAAGGAACTACGGGATGAACTGGAACACCTGAAACGCACCGATTACGACCAGTACACGCACATTTGGGAGGGCGAGCTTAGAACCTACGCCGATGGGGCTGTGTATGCCAAGCAACTCCGGCAGGCACGGGAAGAGGGGCGGATATGCCGCTTACCCATCCAGCCCGCTGAAGAAGTGAATGTTTTCTACGACCTGGGCAAGTCGGATGCAACGTCCGCATGGTTTCACCAGAGAATCGGCCCAGATGATCGGTTCATTGATTACATGGAGTGGACTGGGGCGGACATTGACGAGATAGCCAAGGCGGTGAAAGCCTCCGGGTACAACCTGGGGCGTCACTACATGCCGCACGATGTAGAGCACGACATTCTGGGGTTTGGCAACAGAACCCGAAAGCAGATGTTCGAGGCGGCGGGGATCAAGCCGATAACCGTAGTCCCAAGGATTCGGCACCTTCACGAAGGCATCGAGATGACGCGCCAGCGGTTCGCGTCATATTGGTTTGATGAGCAACGGTGCGAGAGGGGTTTAGAGTGCCTTTCCTCCTACGCTTATGAACGCTCAGACGCATTAAACGATCTGAGGCCAGAGCCAGCCCACAACTGGGCCTCTCACGCCGCAGACGCTCTCAGACAGCACGCCCAAGGCTTTCGCAAGGGCAAAGGATTTGACGAGCCTGTGGCCCGTCAGAGAGTGCCAATAACGGCCACGCGTTCAACAACTTGGATAGTTTAGGAGATCATCATGGGTGGAATATTCCGTTCTCCGGTTCTCGTTCCGGTAAAGAGCATCGCCGCCGCTACCACGCTTTCGCCGGATGATTCCGGTGTGATTCTGGTGGCGAATACGGGCACGATGACCATCACGCTCCCGCCTGCGGCTGTATCGCGCGGGGTGAACTACAAGTTCATCAAGACGACTGCGGCGGCGTCGGCGATTACGCTTGATGGCAACGCATCGGAGACCATCAACGGGGCAACTACCAGCGCTCTGATGAATGCCCAGTGGGAGGCAACCGAGATCGTCTGCGACGGCTCGGCGTGGTACATCGTCGGCACTGCCTCTTAAGGGTTAGTCCATGACTGACGCAGCGATGGATGATGACGAGCTAGCGACGTATCTGGCGGAGCGCATTACATCCGCCATGAATGCGGACGGTGGCGACTTGTCCGCGATGCGTCAGTCTAACCTTAACTACTACCTGGGCGAGCCTTACGGCAACGAGCGGGAAGGGTACAGTACCTACCGCTCGCGTGAGGTGATGGAAACGGTGGAATGGGCGCTGCCGTCCCTTCTGCGCGCGTTCACCTCCGGTGATAACGTCGCCATGTTTGATCCTGTGGGGCCGGAAGATGAGGCCCAAGCAGAGCAGGAAACGGAAGCGGTCAACGAGGCGCTGCGTAAGCAGGATGACTATTTTCTCCAGGTTCATCATTGGTTCAAGTCCTGTTTGATGGAGCCGGTTTCATACCTTCGCCTGTCCATGGACAACCGCGAAGAGGTGAAGGGCGAAGAGTATCAGGGGCTCACGGTTCCGGAGCTTGTGCAACTCCTGTCAGATCCTGCTGTAGAGGTGACGGCGCAGGATGAGTACGTGGCCACGACCCCGATGGGTCCGCATCCCGTGCTTGACGTGAAGATCAAGCGCACAATCAAGACTTCCAAGCTCAAGTGTGAAGCCTTGCCGGGTGATGAAGTCCTGATTCTGGACAACGATCACACCAGCCTCAATCTTGACGACACAAGCGTTGTTCACCGGTCAAAGAAAACGTATTCATGGCTTCTCGAAAACGGCTTTGACCGGGACAAGCTGGACGAAATCAGCCCCGATGCGGGGGAAGATTGGGATACGGAGCGCACTAACCGGCTGTTTACGTCTGATGAGTCATGGGATGACGAACAGACCGACAAGAGCCTGCGCACTTATTGGGTGCATGATGCGTCTGTGCTGGTTGACTACGACGGGGACGGGATAGCGGAGCGTCGTAGGGTAGTCATGGTGGGCGATAAGGTATTCATTAACGATGAATACGATTATCAGGGGATAGTGGCGCTGTCGTCTGTCCCCATGCCTCACCGTCACCCTGGCTTGTCCCTTGCGGAACTGGTCAAAGACCTGCAATTGCTCAAGTCTACTTTGATGCGGCAGTTGCTGGACAACGTGTATCGGCAGAACAGGCCGAGGACGTATGTAGGCATTAACGCCTTGACCGATGACGGCAAGACGATGAGCGCCCTGCTTAACCCTCTCTCCGAGTACATCCCGGTAGAGGATCACAGCCAGATCAGGGCAGAGATTCAAACGAGCTTCGTTAACGAAATCCTGCCGGTGATCCAGTTCACGACGGACGCACAGCAGACCCGCACGGGTATCGCCCCTAATCTCAGCCTTGATCCTAAAGTGATCCAGCAAAGCACGATGGGCGCGTTCTCAGGGGCGCTAGAGCAGGCATCCCAACGGATTGAGATGATCGCTAGGGTTATCGCTGAGACCGGCTTTAAGTGGCTTGTCCGGAAGGCGCACAGGCTTCTTAAAGAACATAGCCAACGGCCCATGATGCTTCGGCGTCGAGGGACATGGGTAGAGGTTAATCCGGCTGACTGGCGAGAACGGGACAACGTGACGGTTAACGTGGGCTTGGGCTTTAACGACAAGGGCAAGGACTTGGCTGTTCTTCAGCAGATTCTGGCCCTTCAAGTCCAGGCTATCCCGATGGGCCTTGCCAAGCCTGAGAACATCTACAACACGCTGGATGATCTGGTAGCGGCAAGTGGCCGGAAGAACCCTGAAAGGTACTTCACGCAGCCCAATCCGAATCCGCCCCCGCCGCAGCCTGATCCGCTGGTGGTTGCACAGGTAGAGAACCTGAAGATGCAGGGCCAAGCCATGATGACCGATGCGCAGAGCAAGGTCATGCGGGCGCAGGTAGAGGCGCAGAAGGCCCAACTCGAACGGGAAAAGGCGCAGTTTGAAGCCAGCATGACCGAAAGGGAGGCGGAGCTTACTGCCCAGATCAAGCAATTCGAGGCGCAGACGGCGGCAGGGAAGGTACAGGCTGAGGTTAGGCATACCGACGCTGATACGGCATTGAAGGCCGCGCAGCGGGTTAAAGTGCTGGAGGAAGCTAGGGGCTTGGACATAGACAACGATGCCGCAGAGACCCAAGTGGTTGACTTGCTGAAAGGAATAT